CTAAGCCTTGAGCTTGACGAGGGTCTTTAGCTGTATCTACGTCTGCAATGTATCCTACAGCCTTGTTAAGAGCGTCTAGAGGACGGGTATAGCCTGATATGTAGTTACCACCTGCCTTAGAGAACAACGCTCCTGCGATAGCTTGTAGAGACTGTGGATCGCGTGTCTTATTAAAGAGGTAGTCTAAGATGTTCATTACATCGTTGCCGAACTGTGCGTCCTTAGCGAACTGACCGACAGCCAACTGCGTACCCATCTCTTCGATTAGCTCTTGAGGAACAGTCTCACCTCTGCGCATCAAGTTAGCTACACGCCCACCCACTAGGAAAGCAGAGAATGGGTAAGTGTTCTTCATGTCAGCAATGTCTGTACCAAGTTCTACTTCGTAAACGCCTAAGCCCTTCTCTCTGCGTTGCTCATCATAGTCAGCAGCTAAACGTAAGGCTGTGATACCTATAGTAGATCGAGCAACCGCTTGGTGCATAGTGATGTCTGCCATAGACTTATCTTTACGGACCATATGAGAGAGCAGATCAACTGCACCGCCAGCAGTCCACTGATACGTAGTTGCAATAACGTTATTAAAGAAACGACCAAACGGTAAGATAGTTCCGACTACAGGGATGCTAGAAAACTTCTCTACAAACTTAGCTGCAGTGCCAAGCATCTGATCATCTGTAGTGTAATCTTTAGAGAACACAGACCGAAGTGTAGTATCAATAGCTGCGCCTACGATGTCGTCATCTATTAGGTCAGTATCACCAGAACGTAATACATCCATGTAACTACGCCCGTGCTTGATGCGAACCATCTTGTCTAGCTCTGCCATGAACATTTGTGACTTAGTGAACGTATCTTGTGCACGTACACCTGCTACTACGTTTGCAGCGTTAGCTACAGACTCAGCTACACGTACTGGTCCTTTAGTGATATCTACACCGTAGCGTTGCCCGGTACGCTCAACACCACCAGAGACAGTCTCAAACAAGATGTCACGTGCTTTCTTATTCTCTTTAAGGAATGACATATAAGCGTCATGAGTAGTGTATGGGTCCATCAAGTTAGAAAACTTCTGAGACAACATGTCACCGTACACAGCACCTTTACGACGCAGCTCTGTACCCTTCTTACCACCGATAGCCATACCTGCTACAGTGTAAGCTGTACCTTGTACAACATCAGCTAAGGTTGCGCCTACGTAGTACTGACCGAAACCCGCAACGTTGATAGCTGTAGTAGCAGGAGATGAAACAAGTAAACGCCGCCATAAGTTCTGACCGTATCCGAATATTTTAGTACGGTCTACTACTTGAGCTTCTTTCTTTAGTATCTCTGCTGTTGCATTACCCAGCGCTTCGTCACCGCCTAGAACACCTGCATTGATAATCTTAGAGGCTTGGCTCATTACGTTAAGCACAGTACCGCCACGGTTAGCGTCCATAGCTACAAGGTTGCCTAAGCTTTCCTTAGCACCAGCAGCCTCACCAAGAGACATGCCTGTAACCTTTAGCATGTCATTAATCTGTTTAAGCTCTTTGTCTGGTATCAAAGCAGTTACAGATGACAGTGCGTCAGAGATAGTCTCACCTTTGCTTAGCTTATAGCCACGCTTAGCTAGCTGGTGCACTAGGCCATCCTTATCGCCTTTACCTGTAGAGCCTAGGATAATACGCTTAAACACAGTCAAGTCTGTTGCTGCAGCTAGGCCAAACTGATCACGTCCTGCATCTACTTTATCACGCCATTCTTTGACGTTCTTCATAATATCTTCTGTGATTTCTTTCTTAGCGTCGCTGTCTAGAAGCTTAGCAAACTGAGTAGGGTCTTTAATCTGGCGCTTATCACGCAATCCCATGATCTCAGTCTCAACACGCGCATCCTTCATACCAGACGACACAGGAGATTTCATACCTAGCAATTGCACACCTACGCCTACACCACCAAGTAAAGAGCTGAAGCCTGTCTGCAGATAGCTATACTGATCTTGTGCATCAACATCCAGATACACACCTTGAATCTGAGCATCTTGTAGCGCAGCAATACCTGCATCCGTAAAGCCTGTGTAGTACAGAGACTTACGCATAGCGTCTTGCTTAATCTTATCCTTAGCTGTCTCACGAGCTTCTAATCGAGCACGACGCATGAATAGGTCATACTCGCGCTGGGCCATCTTCTTAGCGTACCTACGTGCTTGAGGAGATTTAACACCTGCTTTTACAGCCTTATCCAGGGCAGCTCTACGCGCTTCTTTCTTAGCCGCTTCAGCACCTACTTTACCTGCACCCTTCTTCATAGCTTCGTTAGCAGCACGAGCCACAGAGGCACGTACAGCAGCCTTAGCACCTTGGCCTACGCCAAAGGCTGTACCACGAGCTACACCGCCTGTAAGAGCACCTAAGTAGTTGGAAGGGTCTGTAGCTACACTTTTTATGTAATCCCAGACACCATCCACAGCACCAAACACACCGTCATTCACAAAGACATTGCCAGTAGCGTCATATAGTTGGTATGCTTTCTTAGCTGCTACCTTTGCTTCATCTGACGCTTTACTGATGTGACGTGCTTCTGTGACAGTACTAAGAGTGTTAGTGTTAAAGTCTCGCATGTGATTAAAGAAGTCTTCTACGACAGCATCGTTGTCAAACTTACCACCTGCTTTATAGCGATCACCAAAACGTGTCACCATGTAAGCACGGATGTCTTTAACGTTCTGGCCTTTCTTTAGATCAGACTTCTTTAGAGGACCATCTAAGCCGTAGTTAGTCTGGTCATCATCATCTTGTGGGTCAGTACTCAAGAAGCTACGCTCGAAGTCTTCCAAAGTAACAGGACCACTTTTCATAACTTCACGTGTTTGCTCCACTTCAGGAGTATCTTTTTCATCAGCTAAGAACTGACGCTCAAAGTCTTCAATAGACAAGGGGTCCATACTATTAACCTTCTACAATAGGTAGTTCGTCTTCAATAAACTGCTTAAATGATTCTGGTGTATCTTCTAGATCATTGTCTTCTAGGTATTCCTTGTAGTCAGCTTTGATGTCAGCAGGGGCATTCTCTCGTGTCATCTCTTCTACTACTGGCCCTTTAGTAACGTCCATAGTAGCTGGCTTATCTTCTTCAGTAGGCTCTGATACGACAGGCTCGTTAGCACCTACAGTAAAGCCTTTCTCCCACCAGCTCAAACCGTCTGCATTCTTAGGTTCTTCCTCTTGTGCATTAGGTTCTTTTACAGTGATGTCAGGCACACCCATTTCGTTGGCACCTGCAGTAAAGCCTTTCTCCCACCAGCTTAGACCGTGTTTACCTATACCTTCTTCATCCAGAGCTTTATACACAGCTTCGTAGGTTAGTTCGCCAAGAGAGTCTCTATTCTTTGGCCTACTAAAGAATTCTTTTGTTTGCGCTACAGAGTATGTCTTTTTCTCACCGTTAGGTTGGGTAAAGACAAGCTGTAGACCGTCTTCAGTTACTATAAAATCAATCTGATCTAAGTTAAGAGTTTTTTGAATCTTAGCTATTACAGGATCGTCAGAGTAAACAGGCTCTGGTATTTTTCCGTCACCTTTTTCTGCCTTTTCAGTTTTCCCTGTAGTAACTGTCGCTGCAGGAGCAGCAGTGTCTTCGTCTGTCATAGAGAACTTACTTACGTAGTCAGTAACACCAAAGATACTATCAATAGCAGTAGACATACGCTTCATGTATGTATCTGCTGCATAAGTATCCATTCTACCTTGTAAGTATGGGTCTAGGAATTGGCTAAGTAGACGATCTTTAGTAGCGAGTGCTGTTTCTAAAGAGTTCTCAGCATCTTGAAGCTGTTGCTCAAAACCTTGCTTAGGTGTACCATCTGCATTTTTATACTTCTGGATATCCTTTTGAGCCTGTTTGATTGTAGCTTCGGCAGCAACATAGTCTTCTTGCTCTTCTACAGTATTCTTAATACGGTTAATCTCTAGAAGTTCACTACTTACATCATCTGCACTAAACACGAGAGGCGACTTGTATTGGATATATGAGTCACCACCTACATCAGCATACGCTTTGTTCTGAGCAAACTGGCGTAGGTCATACAGAGACATACCATCCCACACAGGCTCTTTGTCTAGCTCTGCGTAAGCATTATCCATAGCGTTCTTACCGAATAGCTTACCAAAGAATCCATACTCTTGCGTAGGCTTGTAGTCGCCAGACTCATAAGCACCAATACCATAAGCTTGGTCTAGGATAGTGTTGATATCAAAGTCCTCACCCAGCGCAGCTTTATCTACAGATGCATCTATGTATAGACCAATGTTATCTTTAACGAAGTCTAAACCGTGCTTACGTGAAGCATCCTGAAGAGTGCGGTGCAGGTCAGTCAAACCTGTTGGACCTTCTGCAGCAGCAGCCGCTAGCATCTCATCACTTACGTTGTAGTCCTTTAGACGGTTAGCTAGAGTACCTGCATTAGCACGTAACTGTTTGCGTTGCTCTGCAGCTTGAATAAACTGATCACGATTACGCTTAAAGTAGTCAATCTCTTCTTCAGCTTTTTCTTTACGCTTAGTAATCTGACGAGCAGACTCACCTAGAAAACCTGTCAGAAAGGCTTGTACGTCCATTCCAGCCATTACATCATCTCCTTAGACATCAAACCTTGTGAAGGTGCCGTAGGCTCTTCCATAGGTGCTTCTTCTTGTGCCATATCTTCTGCTGTATCTGACATCTCTTCAAGTAACTCTGTACCTTCGTCAGCACCTTGTTGTTTACTCTTAACGATAGCATCTTCAAAGACCTGCTTCATGCGCATCTTCTCACGCTCTGTAGAAATATCCGTAGTAGCCATAAGGTCTTCAGGAGCATCAATATCGTAGTAGGTCATAGCAGCTTTGATATATGAACCAATCATAGGAGCAGCTAACATCTGAATGTCTACACTGTGGATACCCTTCATGGTTCCCATAGTGGTCATTACTTCTGTTACGTCATCAATAGTACCGCCTTGTTCAAACAACAAAGCTAAGTCGTCTAGTACTTCAGGCTTACTAATACGCTCAATGTAATACTTTACAGCACCCTCTAAGTCGTTTATCTCAGGAGGGCTTTCCCAAGGGCCGTTCTTAGGTGTGTCTGTTAGTGATTGACCGGGTATTGGTCCTTCAAAAAGATTAACTTCTTTCATGGTAATTCCTACTTAGCAAAACCTGCACCAAAGTATAAGCCTACGATAGCTGACACAATGTGTGTATCTAATGGTGTTATTACAAATCCTGTTGCGTACTTCCACTTAACGACTTCTTCACCTGGACCAAACATGAAGTCAAAGAACCCTGTCTGAATTTCAGTGTAGCCTACATATACGCCTACTTCAGGGTAGAACACAGCGACTAACTTTGGTAGCACAATTATACTGAACACAGCGGAGAGTGCAATAAGTCTTCGTGTCCAAGCAAAGTGTTTATCGTTCTTACCTGCCTCACGCGCTAGCACTGCTTGCTTAGCGTTGAAGTTAGCACGTTCCATAAGCATCTTCTGCTCAGCTTGACGGGCTTTTATACTCTGGCCCCAAATGCTCATGACCCCACCTAATACAGTGGAGCCTAGCATAGTTACGAGTTCTAGTGGTAGTCCTAACATTAGATAACCCCTAAAGCCCTTAGTACTGGGTTTTGTCTTCTGTCTCTGTATAGGTATAAATCTGTAATACCTCTTACATCGTCGTCTCTAGCACGTTCAAAGTATGTTCTCCAGTTACTTCCTAGATTACCTTTGTGATAACGTTCAACAGTAAGTGCTATTTTAGCGTTTTGACTAACATCGTCCCAACTACCGTAGCCTGAATCTTCATACGCTTTCTCTAGTTCACCTTCATGGTAATCATATTCAGCTTGTACAAGTTCATCTATCTCTTCAGGTGATAACGTTAGTAAAGTGCCGTTGTTTGCTTGCTCTTCGTACTTACGTACCATGGCAGCATGACCTGCAGTTCTAAAGTAGTCCTGTTCACCCTCAACTATATTAGAAGGGCGTACACCTAACCAACCACTTTTATCTAGTTTTGTAGCAAGCTCTTCAGAGACACCCATATCTAGTAGGGATTGTTTACTTTTTGAACCTAGGTCAAACCCTGTACCTATAGTTAAGCCTGAATTATGTCTTACGGTACGTTCGCCTTGACTATTACGTAAACGAGCTTGTCTATTTAAAATGTAGGGATTAAAGGTTAACTCCTCTACAGCAGCTAATGCCCGACCTTGCACCGTATCCTGCTGGAAATCCATACCTTCAATATCGCCTGCTTCAGTTCCAGTTCTCATAGCCTCTAGAGTAGCTCTATCCATAATACCTGTTGCAGGTAGTCCTATAGAGGCTTGATACTTACCTAATGCTTTCCTAGAGTTTGGACCAAATGCACCGTCTACAGCCACACGAGTGTCACCTAGTTCATTAAGCATACGCTGTGTGTCTCTAGCGTTAAAAACCTCACCACCCTCTATGCTTTTCTGTGCCTTATTAGGGTCACCTGCTTTGCCTCTAGTTCTTGGCCCTCTAGACATCAAACCCTGTGATTCACTCTCAGACACACTCTGATTAGTTGTATCATCTGCAGCCTCTACTGCCGCGACAGGTGCGTCTTCTGCAGCAGGGGGAAGTTCTTCTCTTGTGATCTTCTCTTCAGTAATGTCTGACATAAGCTCTTGTAGAGGAGCCTCATTAGACAGTCTACCTTCATCTGTGTCAGTCACGTCTACAAGTGTAAGACCTTGTGGCTGCTCAGGCTCTTCTTCTTGTTGCTGTGGCATAATACCTAAAGCTTGCTCGATGCTAGACTGAATAGCGTCTTGCATATCCGCTTCACGTGTATAGCGACGTACTTCGTCCCAGTTTATACCAGTCTTACGTTGTTTAACGAAAGTCTCTTTAAACTTTTCTTTGTCTGGGAAAGCATCGTAAATACTCTTAGAGAACCTCTTATAAAAGTCCATCATAGTGTCAGGTTCTTCTGCCTGTGTGTTAGGACGCATGATAGAGCTAACAGGCTCTTCGCTACCCTGTTCTTCAATGTATTTATTAATATTAAAAAGAGCCATAATATTTTCCTTAGCTAACGACTGCAGCGGCAAAAGTACCAACACTATTCCAGAAAGAAGAAGACTTATCTGATGCCGCTTTAGTGTTTGCGGCAGCAATAGTAGCATCTGAAGCGTATTTACTTGCGTCTGCAGAGATTTTAGAAGTTGCAATACTTGTAGCACGATCTGCGTCATTGTTTGCTGTCTGCCATGCATAGCTAATACGATCACGGTATTGCTGAATAATAGAGTTATAGGCTAGTGCAGTCATCTGATTCTCAGTTTGTGCTAACATACGATTAGCTTCATTCTGAGCTGCATTCTCAGTTGTAGTGATCTTCTGCGCCCATGCAGCGTTAGCTTGTGCAATTACAAGAGCGTTAGTAGCGTTAAACTGATCTCGCAAGTTAGCTTGTGTAGCATTGAATTGTGCTAAGGCGTTTGCCTCACCAGCGTTAAAGCGTTCCATTTGGTTAGCTTGATCTGAATTAAAGGTGTTAATACGTGTATTCAAATCTGCAAAGAACTGATTAGTCTGGTTTTCACTAGATGCGTTAAACTGTGCTGCTGCGTTTTCGGCTGCTATATCTGTAAGTAGTGCATTGCTGTTTTGTTGCGCCTTAAACATAGCAGTTTGTTGTGTGTTTGACAAGTTCTGCATTTCCATCTGCAAGAAAGATTTAGCATTTTGTACTGCTGCTTGCTGACGGTTATTTAAGTTAGCCATATCCATTTGAGACATAGCCGCTGCATCAGCTAAGACTTTAGCGTTAGCTGCATTCAAGTTAGCTAAATCTACAGACTGTGCTAGTCTAGCGTTCTCTAGAGCTACCTGTTGATCTGCAGTAAAGTTCATATTAGCAATATCGCTAATCTTAGCTGCGTTAGAAACACGTGTCTGGAAAGCCTGGTCAAACTCTAAGCCCAAGAACTTCGCGCGTTGCTCAGCAGCAAACACTGCAGCTTGCTGACGATTACTCAGGTTTTGCATCTCAAAGCGCTGGAACGCTTGAGCATCAGCCTGTGCGATAGGTATAGCTGACTCCATAGCAGCTTGAATAATAGCCTGTCCTGCCATAGAAGAACTAGACAGCCCACGCGCAGCCATCTGTGCAGCCGCATTACGCATAGCACCCGCAGCCCAAGCTGGTGGAGTAGTACCTTCAAAGTCTTCCATCAAGCCTGTAAGTTGGCCTTGTACAGTAGCCTCAGATGAAGGTGTGCCTGTAGCTGCAGCAAAGTTAGTTTCTGCTTTTACACGTCCCATGTCTACAGTAGGACCAGAGATCATCTCACCTGCTTCTACCTTACGATCAGGGGCTGCTTGTACCTGTTGAGCTTGTTGTATCTGTGCAGCACTTAGACCTAGCTGTGAGAGCTTTTGAGGGTCCATAGACTGTGCATCTACAATAGCTTCTGCGCTGGGCTTACCTGTAGCAGCCTCTAAGCGCTTCATGATGTCTTCTACACCCGCAGAGGCAGGTAGAGGGTCATACGTAGTAACTGCAGGTGCTTGTACTTCTTCTACTGTAGCAGAGGGTTGTGCCGTAGTGGTAGCAGCCTCAGTAGCATCCCCTACTTGTCCTGTTCCTGCAGCTATCTCACCTGCTGTTTTATCTTCTTCGCTAATAGTTGCAACATCTGCTTTCGAGGCAAGCTTACTAGGGTCTTCAAGCATTGTTGTAGTAAGAGAGGCAACAGCTTGACCTGCCTTACCTTCCGGGTTATCTACAGGATCAGTTGTTACTTCCTCGTCAGTATCACCACCTTCGGCATAACCTTTGATGTAACCGCCGTATGCCATACCAATACGTTTCTGTGCTGTCTCAAACATCTTACCTACACGTGCAGCAGCAGCAGGATTAGCAGCTAAGAACTTCTTTTGTTCATCCGCTTGCATACCTTGCATCTCAGGTACAATCTTACCCATCTGTTCTGGGGTGAATCCTGCAAATCTTTTAGCCATAATTATTTATTCCCTATTTGCATCCACACAGATGCAGCTATAAATGATAGCAATGCTACTGTTGATATTCTTACTACTGTTGACCAAATGCTTTTCTTTGTATCGCGGTATGCTTCGAGTAGAGTACGCATCTCATGTAAGTCTTTACGTGCGTCATCATCTTGCAAGCCTAGCGACTTTAGTGCCTCTTTAGCACCACGCCTAGCTGCACGGTCAAGCATAGCTTCTAGCTCTTCTGGTGTCAAGTTAATAGACATAGCTTTACCATTTACCTAAAGGACAAGAAGAGTTATCTAGCTTTGTTTTAGCTGGCATTACACAACCGCACTCGCTGCACATAAACAACATAGACTTATAGGAAGGACATGCTTTACAAATACCCATTCTCTGTGAGGCTTTTTCAGACGATGCTAGTATACCGAAAGTACTTTCATCTAGCACATTATCGGGGCAGGGTATCTCTACTCTCTCACCATCAATCTCTTGCCAGCATTGAACATTTAATGTGTCTTCTGCGCTCATTATGTTGATCCGTAAATTGTGCCATTATTTGTTAGTGTAGCATATGTGCCTGTAATAGCTGCACCGCCAGCTCCTGCTCCTGTGCCTGTTCCTGCTAGACCCCAGCCACCACCACTAATAGTGACGTTGCTTGTAGCACTAAGAACAGAACCACCAGTACCGCCTGTGTTTGGTGAACCAGAACCACACAATGTATTTGTGTATGAACATGTACAGCCAGTTCCACTAGAGCCTGTGCCAGATGCAGAACAGCAACCTACAGATGTTGAACCTGACCCCGCATACGCACCTTGATCTGCACCGTAGCCTCTATTACCTGAACCGCTTGCAGTACAAGAACCATAAACAATACAGTTACCACCTTCTGAGCAGCCGAATACGGCTAGCGTACCAGACAAACCCACACTAAAACTATAAGGGCCGCCTACACTTGCAGTAGATACACCGGGCAAAGATTGACCTGCGCCACCGCCGCCTTGAGATGCCGCCCCTCCACCGCCACCGCCAGCAATAAATGCTCCAGAGTTGTTGGTAACTGTAACACTATTAGACGTTGTAATCTGCAAAGCTGGGCCGCCATTTTGGCCAGCCGATCCACCCATTCCCGTAATCGCACCGCTGTTTAGAATTGTAACACCATTAGGAAAGCTACCAGAAACAATTGCGCCACCTGTGGACGTGCTACGCGAATACAGTGTCGTGCCAGAGTTAATTGTTACAATAAGTGGTACATCCTCATCCCATCCATCCGCAACCGCAAGAGCGCGAATGTCGGCCTCCTGAATGTCGCCGCTTGCCATCGTGAAGCTGTACGCATTGGATGCGCCATAAAAATCTTTAATGGTAATTGTGCCGCTTGCTGGTATTTCTGAAGCAACGCCGTAAAACTCTTTTAGTGAGTGTGGAGCAGTATCTTCAAACTCCGTAGCAATCTCTTTGAGTGTTATCTTACCAGAACTCTGTAGGGCCATTAGAACGCCTCTGCTGCTACGTCATCGTTAGCTTGGAATGTACCTGTGCTTGTCATCTTAAACTGTACAGAACCATTATAGCTAAAGTGTAATTCTGTACCGCTTTGTGTAATAGTCCAGTCGCCTAGATCAACAGTAGTTGCATTAAGTGTGCTTGCAGAGAATGCCTGAGAAGCTGAACCTGCTAGTTCTGCTTTAGTGTCAATCTCTGTCTGTAAGCCATCAATGTTTGAGATAGTATGGTTATGGCTATCATCTGCTACAGTAGCTGTGATGCTTACGTTGCCGCTACCATCAAAAGACGTAGACCCTGACACATCACCTGTAAGTGAAATAGTACGTGCTGTAGCTAGTGTGGTAGCTGTATCAGCATTGCCTGTTACGTCACCTGTTAAGTTACCCTCGAAAGTAGCTGCTACAAATGTCTCACTACCTACAGTCCACTTATCTGTAGTTTCATTCCATACAAGTGTTTTATTAGCAGATGTACCACGCTCAATCTCAATACCACCGTTTTGTGTAGGAGTACCTGCTTCATTACTGTTAAGTACAATCTGGTTATCCGCTAAGTTAATTGTCTCTGTGTTAACTGTAGTTGTTGTACCTGATACAGTAAGATCGCCGCCTACGACAACATCACCTGTTGTAGTAAGGCTTGCCATAGTATTAGCACCTGTAGAGGTAACGTTACCTGTGACATTACCTGTGACATTACCTGTCAAGTTTGCTGTCACTGTGTTGAAAGTAACACTATCCGTAGTACCCACAGCCTGACCAATAGCAACAGTAGGGCTAGAACCTTCAGCAGGTGTGTGTGTAACTGTAACACCAGTACCTGCAGTAACATCATTTACGTAGTTACCTGTAGTGTCTGTGCCCAGCGCAACTGAGTTAGCCGCAACGGTAGTAGAAATAGTGACATCACCACCACCGTCTACACCAGATACAGTACCTGTTACATCACCAGTAAGTTCAATAGTTCTTGAGTTAGCCCATGCACTAGCTGTGTTTGCGTTACCGACTACATCACCTGTCAGAGTACCTGTAACATTACCTGTCACACCACCTGTTGCAGTAATAGCACCTGTTACAGCTAGAGTGCTAGACATAGTGGCTGCACCTGTAACGCCTAACGTACCTGCGACTGCTGTGTTACCTGTGGCAGAAGCTACGGTAAACTTATTTGTAGCTACGTCAAAGTCGCCATCAATGCCTGTAGCACCTGCTACGTCTAGTGTGTTGCTTAGTGTAGTAGCACCTGTAACACCTAGTGTAGTACCGATAGTAGCAGACTCATCAACACTAAGAATGTCTGTGTTTAGCGTACCGTCAAAGAAACCATCTTTAAACTGTGCACCACTAGAGCCTACATCCAGTGTGTTAGTTGTCTTTGGTAAGACATTAGTAGCAGACACAATAACGTCTTGGCTTGGGCCTACCTTTGTAATAGGCGCACCTTCACCTGCTGTACCATCATGCGTGTGACCTGTAGAAGCGTTAAACGCAGATTCAATGGCGTTGTACTCCGCATCAAAGTCATCTGCATCAATAACGTTACCGTTAGCAATGTTGTTTGCTGTATCCTGACGTGTATATCCTGCCATATTACTGCCTATCGTTTTGTCTAAACTCTAACAACGCCGTGTCGAGTGTGAATGTTGGGTTTGTTGAATTGTCTTCAATACGAAGTGCTACTGTTTTACCTGAACCAATAATATTAGAGTTATAAACGTTATCTAGCTCACCGCCAAAAGTAGAAGTATTAAACACAGAGTTAGAAGCACCAAACAGGAATACAGAACTACCTGTACTGCTTATGTTGAACGTTTGAGGTTGGATTACTGCTGTGTTTGTGCCTGAAGCAAAGTCATATTTAAGGTTAATGTCTAGTTCCATACTGCCTGTAGGTTCAGCATACAAAGTCATCTTGTAGAATGTCTTACGTACCTGTGGGTCAGAGATAGGCATAAAAGGAGATTCATATATAGCTTCAATGTCTGCACCATCAAAGTCGCTTCCTGTGTCTAACTCGTAAATATAACCATCTGAGTTAGCAAACGCTACAGTCTCTTGATCACCAGCATAACGGCTGTCTGCTACAAATGCTTTAATACCTTTTGTTGTAGCCCAAGAGATACCAGAAGCACCTTGTGATACAAACTTAGTAGCAATCAAACCTTTAGCAACGCCCTGCTGTTCTGACTCTACATAAGCAAAGATACGATACTGGGCTTTTTCACGTAGCAATACAGAGCTAAAGTTAGATGATGTGTTCAGGAATGTAGCTGCATCTTTAGCTATAGCATCAGAAGCGATATCCAAACCAAAGTCACCAATACGGTCAGTAGCACTTAGTAGGCGAATACCGTCTGGTGCAAGATACATAATATCACCACCGACTTCCTGAATAGTATCACCATTTACACAACCAATACGATCTGTAATAGGGGACACTTGGAAGTCTGATGTGGTGTTACCCGTAAGGCGTTTAATTGTGCTAGTAGTAAAGATAAGAAGCTGATCACGAAACACTGTTAAACCAGTTATGTCTTGACCTACATTAATACTACCTGCACCATTAGCTGCACTAAAGTCGTCTACGCTAAAAGGTGCAGTAAAGAATATGTTATTACCTTTAGCATAGAATGCTGTGTTCTTAAATATAGCTATATGCTCTGCTGCACTAACATCTGTGCTATCCGCTGCAGTCATAAACGTCATAGTGTTACCAGACGTATTATAAATAGCAGGGTAGTTAGTACCGTCTACAAAGATTACTTTATCGTCACCGTCTAGGTTATACTCTGCGTGACGTGCTTTACCGCCATTAGTACCTGCACTAGCAGCCATACTAGTCCAAGTTGTACCTGTGCCTACGTAGTACTCTGTGTGGTTTGTAGCGTTCTTACGTGCTACTACCATACGACCAGAAGAGATAACCTTTAATGCTAAGATAGGACCAGAGCCTGTTACCTCTGTATCGCTAAACTTTTCATAGCCTTTTACCTTGGAGTATCCACCTTCTTTGTTTGGCTCAAAGTTCTGCAGAATAGTAGCAGAGCCAACGGCATTAGCACCGTGCTGCAACGGAGATAGGTTAGAGATCAAACCACCTCTAAACTCTATAGGGAATGTACTCCATTGGGTAGCCATTAGTAATAAACTCTTGTATCTCTAATATAGTCGGTACGGTTAATGTGTAGGCTGCGTAGTTGCTTAATGCCTTGCTCAAACTTATTTAAGGATAACTGTGCTGCTTGCATGTCACCCCGGAATTGATAAACATAATACATAGCACCATCTACAATAACATACTTGTAGGACTCTGGTAAAGCAGGTACGTCACTAGGTAGCTCTAAGTCAAACCCATTACGGAAATACTCATATACAAGCTCATATGCTTTGTCTGGTGTTGGATAAAGTATAAGCTCTCTGCTAGGAGTACGTGCTACGTGTGTAGGTGTAGAGTAGTTACTTGTATTAGAGTTATACTCAGAATCTGCATATTTGTCAAGGTATTCTTCGTATGACAACACTTTTAGTTTATGTGTAGTAATATTTAAAGCAGCGTCACGCTTAATGCGGAACGTGTTCATATTGATTGTCTTAGCATCGTAAGGGAAGCTGTATCGAGCAACACCTACAGATAGCACCTCTTCCTCTTCACTGTGGTTCCAAGGCCATTCAAACTCTTCCTGGTTGATGTGTCTAATGGCACTATTGACTGCATCTTTAGCAAAGCTATAATAGCCTGTGGCTGTAGCAAAGTTAGCTGTAGTAAGTTCTACTTCATTAAGTCTGCGGTTAATATCGTTAACTAATCCAATGTAATCGTATGCCATCTCTTACTTCTCCTTAACACGTAGGAAGATAGAACGCTCATACTGCAAACCTTCAGTAGTATTAATTCTACACGTTACGTTATATCTTACGTTATTAGTACCAAGGCTAAACCGTGCAGTAGCTACCGTGTTTGTATTAGTACCAGAGACAAACTGTAGACCGTGAACAATAGTAGCGTTTGTTACTTGTGTCTTAACACCGTCTGCATCATCAATATACCACGTAACAGAAGAGACTGTATCATCACCTAAAAAGCGTGACCAGTCTACACTGTAGTCAAGCATTTCATCTTTATCTTTGTCAGGCCATTTATATGACATGGTTAATCCTTATGCTGCAATGTGTACAGTGTTACTGCCACCTAGTTTTTGTACATAAACAGTACGCTCTTCTGGTGCAATATGTACAGTTCTGTTATTATCATATGTTACAAGGTATAGGGTTCTATTTCTATCGTAGCTATCTGCGTACTGGTCAAAGTCAAACGTTACTGCTGTAGGTGTATCTAAGTTAGAGAACAAAGTACCAAACACAGATAGTACAGATACGTTAGCAGATAGAGCTATATCAAAGTATGGCGTTACAAATGTAGCACTTGTAGAAACCATAGTTGTATTTGCTTTTGCTTCAGTGTCAACATCTGATGTGTTAACTGTCGCTGTCACAGATGCAGAGGTGGTGTTACCTTTAGCGTCAAACTCTACATCAACATCACCAGAAGCCGATACTGGCGGTAGTAATGCTTTAGCTTGAGCATCCTCATCAGCAAAGTCCGTAATGTAAATGCTTAGGAATGCTGCAGTAGAAGACAGGTTACCTCTTGCTTGTGCGTCTACATCTGCAATATCGTTAACTGTAAGAGTAGCAGTTACAGCAGATGCATTGGTGTTTGCTTTAGCATCTACATCGTAAAAGTCTTCTACTATAAATGTAGCTGCAACTGCATCTGGTGTTACATTGGGTGCTAGGTTTATAGAAGCAAATTCATTTATGTCAAAACTAGCAAGAGTAGTTAATAGATCAGCAGTAGCTTGTGCATCTACATCACCAAAGCTGTTAGCTATAACTGTAGAAGACGCACCTGTTAGCGTTGTATTGGCTAGAGCCTGATACGCTAGTGTGCCTATAAGAGTGTTAGCAACTGTTGTAGCAAGAATACCAAAACCTACTACAGAAGTTTCAACACTAGCAATAGGCGTTTCTGAGAAGGTGCTAAAGCCAAACATTAATTGTTTCCTTCGATTGCAACCCAGTTTCGGGCATCCTCGTCCCATAGGTATTGGCGCATGTTGTCACTTAAACCAGCATCATCTGGTACAGCTACAGGGGGTTCCCACTCCCATGTCGTGGCGTTTAGCGTCCAACTGGGATAAGGCTGCTGTGGATAAAAGACATCATTTGTTCTGTCGTATGTGTATCCAATGCCAGCGAAGTTTCCCCGCAAAGGTGTGCCGCCATTTAAATGCTGACCGTTTCGCGTGTTGTAACTAGTCTGTATCCATTCACCGTCAAGGTTATCTACAAAATCTTGTTCTGCAACAATCACCTCAATAACCAAGTCGTTTTCGATTTTAGCAAAATGTGACATTACTGATACTGATACCTAATAATTACAATTCCAGAACCGCCGTTTCCACCGACTGAGTTGTTATTGATGGAGTTGCCGCCGCCGCCACCGCCGCCACGGTTAGCCATTGCATGATCACCTGTATCACCGTCAGCAGTGCCTCCTCCACCACCGCCTACACCCGAGCCGCCTGAACCCGGTGATGAGTTTCCTCCACCGCCGCCGCCTCCCGCATAATAAAGTGTTGAACCTGAAATAGACGATGATCCACCCGTGCCACCGTTGCCACCAGAGCCGCCACCGCCGTTACCCGCACCACCTGATGAACCTTTTCCACCGCCGCCGCCGCCGCCTGTAGGAGCGTAATAGATACCGCCTGACCCACCTGAGTTACCTTCTCCAGAAATACCGCTACCGCCGCCTGTTGGCTGTGTTCCACCACCCCCGCCTGAACCACCTGATCCACCAGCAAATTGATACGTGCCACCGCCACCGCCGCCACTGCAACTTGCACCAGATATACCGCTGATATAGGAGCTACCACCCCCACCGCCTATATTGTACTGCCAACCAGAGCCGCCACTTCCACCGCCGCCGACTACAACAGAATAAGATGTTTGGCTTACTGATGTGCCTGATCCTGTTCTCATACCACCAGCACCGCCGCCGCCGCCGACTGCATACCAATAACCACCGCCGCCGCCACCTGCGCCACCTGCTACGACAAGCCAATCAATCGTACCAAAGTCGCCTAATGTGGTAACATTGAATGTCCCAGATGATGTAAAAGTATGTATTTTGTAATTACCTGATGTTGTTACCGTGCCGCCTGTTGCAGACATATAAGTAACATTCGATTTACCATAAAACTGATTAAAGCTAATTGTACCGCTACTAGGGATACCAGACGCAGCACCATAATATTCGCTTAAAGAGTGTGGTGTGCTACCACCAAACTCCGCAGCAATATTTGCTAGACTGATCGCGCCACTAGTTTGTAGAGCCATTTTTCAGTTCCTCAATTTCAGATTTGAGTTCTTTGATTGCTTCGATAAGGACACCGACAAGGTTGCCATAAGATACACCATAATGATCTATGTCCTCTGCGTAAGTAACTGCTTCTGGGCAGACCTCTTGCATCTCTTGGGCAATAACACCTACTTGACGTGTTTTTGTTTCATCATCAATCTTATTGTAGAACACGCCACGCATGTGCATGACTTTATCTAGCGCATTTTCTATAGTGACAATGTTTTCTTTACTGCGTCTATCAGAATAGGCTGTTATGTTTCCTGTAGAATAAATACCCCCGCCTTGCTCGTAAAGACCATAAGAACTTGATGTCGAACTTCCAGCAACGGCAAGACATTGATTTCCGTAATTCCAATAGATGGACCAAATGCCTTGACCCTCATTATAGATGCCACCGTTACCAGAGGCGTCCCACATTAGAGCAGGTTTTTGACTAGAAGGATAAGTAAAGCTAATACCTGTATAGCCATTTCTACTTCCTGTTACATTCCACGCTCCATAGGAAGTGGCGATGTTAGGAGAAAAATGTGCGCCGTTAGTGCTACTACTGTAGATGCCGCTGCTACCAACCTGTATCCAGTTGTTTATGTTAAGATAGCCATTTGACTGCGTTCTAATGTTAACGTTGCCGCCATTTTCTGCACTGTGGTAGCCGTCAAGTAAATCAGCGTTTAAGCCAGAGCCTGAACCATCGTTACCTGCATGCCATATATAGTTTCCTGCAATAGTTGCTCCCGTAGAGTTAATGTTAAAATGTTCTGTACCGTTTTTTGTGACCCTAAATGCATAGTTAAAACTACTTGGCATGTCAATTAATTGACCGTACTCTGTTTTACCAGAATTAGCGCCAATCCTAATACCCCAGTCATAGTTACCCGATGCTGTTACATAAAGTGTAGCATCATTACTTTGTTGTAAAGTACCGCCGTTAAGGTTAATACCGACACCTGTAGCTTCTACGTCACTACGCAAGAAGCTACTAGCATCCACACCATCTACTTGATCAGCATTTAAGCCTGACCCAGAGCCGTCTACAGTCTTGATAGCGGTAAGGATTTCACTAGCAGTCTGATCCGCTGTGGCACCGCTTTCAATACCGTCTAGCTTTGCACCGTCTGCTGAAACATCACGACCATCAAACGTCTGACCTGACGCAAACGTAATCGCACCTGTCATAGTGCCACCCGCTAGTGGCAACTTAGTTGCAATGTTATTTGTAACTGTAGTGCTGAAGTTAGGGTCATCACCTAGAGCAGCAGCTAATTCATTTAACGTGTCAAGTGTACCGGGGGCAGAGTCTACTAAGTTAGCTACAGCAGTATCGGCATAGCCTGTGTAATACGAACCGTGTTGCCCATCTAATGTGTCAGCATCAATGTTTAGCGCATCTATGTCAGCTTTAGTTTGATCCGCTGTAGCACCTGTTTCAATACCTGACAGCTTAGTCTTCTCAGCATCAGTATACGCATTGGTATTGCTGTTGCTCTCATACGCTGTCTTTATCTCAGCAGCACTCTGGTCACCTGTAGCACCACTCTCAATACCGTCTAGCTTAGAACCGTCAGCACTCAAGTCTCTACCATCAAAGGTTTGACCTGCTGCAAACGCTACAGAGCCTGTCATTGTACCGCCAGACTTAGGTAGAGCAGCATCAGCAGTAGCACCCTGTGCTGCAGTAGCGTAGTCAGAACTATCAAATGCTTTAACTTGAGCAAGGTTAGTGACAGCACTCTCCATCAAGGCACCTGCTGCTGTCACGTTTGTAACGTCTGTTACATCTGCACCAGCCTCTACACCGTCTAGCTTTGCACCATCTGTAGCAAGGTCACGCCCATCAACAGTACCACCAACAGTGATGTTACCAGAGAGTGTGATGTCATCTACGGTAAGTGTGCCTGAGATGTCGTTGTCAGCACTGTTAGCTAAGTCTCTTGCTCTGCTCATTTGTTACATCCTATTAAGGTTTAGTGGGCCACGTTACGTTCTCAGGAAACCCTGCTTGTGCTGGTACATCACGCAAAGCCTGACGATAGTCTATCTCAGCTTGGGTCATTGTGCGGTCAGCTACAGCCCACCAGTCGGTTTCTGCTAGGAGAGCATTACGTTTTTGACGAGCCACATGTGCTGGTGGTGAAGTAGTCGCAACCATTTCATCATATTGTTCTTGTGTAATTTCTGTCTCAACACCGTCGATATATGTAACAGGCATTATAAGGTTACTCCCATCATAAGGTACTGGCCAGTAGTGTAATTTACGTTGTAGTTATTAAAAAAATACAAGGCTGTGTGAGCGTTAGACGATAAATGGTTATGCAAAACGCCCTGTCTAACGTGACCATAATTTACGTTACCGTTGTAGTTGTACGTATCAACTCCAGCTACACGATATTGTGTAAGTCTACTACCATCACCGTGAAATTTTATTTCAATTTCACCAGTAAATCTTGTAGGATAAGAGGAACCTGATCCACTGGATGTTCCAATGTGAAGACGATCTTCCGTTACTGTAGCACCGCTGCTACCAGTGTCTCTGTGATAAGCATAATCATAACCTGTTTCAGTGCCACCAGAGTACTGAAACCTTGCTTGCAAATCGACAAAACCTTGTTGGTTATCCACACCAACTCTATGAAGAAAGATTTTAATAATATCATAAGAGGCACTTAGCGTAAGGCTCCAAGTTTGTGAGTTTGGTACGTTAGTCCAGTTAGTAATTAGACTTGTAGCACCGCCACCAACACCAGCATTACCAAGCGCAGTTACTGTGGCACTATCCACGCTTGTAATGTTTGTTAAGGCTCTACTGTCATTAATAACCGTAGTATTGTTTACTTTAATCGCCATCTTCGTGTCTCCACTATTAGCTGTTTAAATTACCAAGGAACGCCATCTGTTGACGTAGGGTTAAGTTCCGCATTGATCTTGTCAGCAATCGCTTGCTCAATGTCAGCACGAACAACACCCGCCCAGACCCATTCAAGAACCGCAGCTTCAGTCAAGCTGTCGTATGCAACGAAATCTG